CAGATAGTTATGATGCAAATGCAAAAGAACTTGACAAAATAGATAATCTATGCTATAATTAATTATAGTGAATGCTATTATAACATACTTTTAAAAAGGATGCAATAGTTTGGATAGAGAATTACAAAATTATTATGAAGAAAGATTTAGTACAATGTCTACTAAAGGTTGGAAAGACTTTATAGAAGACACTCAAAATCTTTTTGATACCTACAATAAAATAAATACTGCCGATTCGTTTGAAGAGTTTCATAAAAGAAAAGGTCAAATAGATATACTTCACTGGATTCTGACATTAAAAGATGTTTCAGAACAAGCCTATGAGGAGTTAAAAAATGAAGAAGTTGTTTGAGTTCCATTGTTCTACTTGTGATCATCACTTTGAAGAACTAACAGAATACACACAAACTTTTACATGCCCTAAATGCAATTCTAACGCTGACAAGATCATCAGCACACCTAGAGTTAAGTTAGAGGGTTGGTCAGGAAGCTTTCCAGGTGCGGCAGCGGCTTGGGATAAAAAGCGTAAACAACAGCTTGCTAAAGAAGAAAAGCAGAATGCCGCTTGAGATTCTTTCCTAAAATGCTAATGGCACAGGAGAAATAATATGGCAGGATTAATAGATGAAGTGTTAGTAAATGATTTGGAGGCTTCTAGTCTCAACGACATGGTTAAATCCGATAACTTGGAAGAACCGAAAGTTGAAGAGAAAGTAGAAACTAAACCAATAGAAGAAGAAGTCCCTGATAAGTATCGTGGTAAATCACTAAAAGACATTGTAGCAATGCACCAAGAAGCTGAAAAGTTAATTGGTAGACAAGGTTCTGAAGTAGGTGATCTGAGAAAAATAGTGGATGATTTTATTAAGACTCAAACAACTAAAAATTCAGAGGTAGACGAAGTAGCTACAACAGATGAAGATTTCTTTATTGAACCAAAGTCTGCTGTAAATAGGGCAATTGATAACCATCCAGCAATTAAAGAAGCTCAACATGCGTCTTTATCTATGAAACGTGCAGAAACTGTTTCTAGACTAAAGCAAGAGTTTCCAGATGCAATGGAAGTTGTTCAATCTCCTGATTTTGCAAAGTGGATTCAAGGTTCTAAAGTCCGTACAGAGTTATTTGTAAGGGCAGAAACCCAATATGATTACGATTCTGCTAAAGAATTGCTTGATAATTGGAAAGAAAGACAAACTCTTAGTAAAAAAGTAACAGACACTTCTAAAGTAGACCGAGATCAGCAACTAAAAGCTGCAGATATTGGTAATAATAATGGAGCTTCTGAAACGGTAGCTAAAAAGAAATATCGTAGACAAGATATTATGAAACTTATGACAACAGACCCAGACAGATATGATGCAATGTCTAATGAAATTATGGCAGCATACCGAGAAGGTCGTGTAATTTAACATTTTAAAAAAGGATTTATCATGGCTTTAGGAACAGATCAAGTAACCATTACCACGGCGGCAACCTTTATTCCAGAAATTTGGAGTGACGAGATTGTTGCAGCCTACAAAAAGAACTTAGTTGCAGCAAACCTCTTTAAAAAGATGTCTTTTGCTGGTAAAAAGGGTGATACAGTTCGTATCCCTGTACCAACACGAGGCACTGCAGCTGTTAAAGCAGCAAATACACAAGTAACTCTTCAAGCAGCTACTGAAACAGATATTGCTGTATTGATTGACAAACATTACGAATATTCAAGATTAATTGAAGATATCGTCGAAGTACAAGCTCTATCATCACTCCGTCGTTTTTATACAGATGATGCTGGTTATGCTTTAGCTAAACAAGTTGACACATCACTAATCCAATTAGGTCGTACATTTAATGGTGGATCAGCTGTAACTTATGGTAACGCATACATTGGTGGTGATGGTACTACTGCTTACACATCAAGTTCATCAAATGCTTCTGCATTAACATCTGCTGGTATCCGTAGAACTGTACAACGTTTAGATGATAATGATGTTCCAATGGAAGGTCGTTTCTTCTTGATTCCACCTTCAGCAAGAAACACATTAATGGGTATTAGTGAATATGTAGCACAATCCTTCGTAGGTGAAGTAGGTGCTGGTAACACAATCCGTAATGGTGAAATTGGTAATCTTTATGGTATCCCAGTATTTGTATCTTCAAACGTTGATACTGCAACTGGTGGTGCTCGTATTGCCCTTATGGGTCATAAAGATGCTGCTGTGTTAGTTGAACAACAAGGTGTTCGTTCACAAACACAATACAAGCAAGAATATTTAGGTACTCTATACACTGCAGATACTCTCTATGGTGTTAAAGAACTTAGAGATGGTTCTGTAATTCCATTAGCAGTTCCTGCTTAATGCAGTTTAGCCCTTCGTAAGAGGGGCTATTTTTATGTCTATTCTTATCAGTAGGCATAAATATACTTAAAGGAGACTGTTATGTTAGTTAGAGAAAAAGCAACAGGTCAAGAATTATATGTTACTGAGAGTGAAGTTAAAACTTATCTTGGTAGCTCAGCTTGGGAAGTAGTTAAGGAAACTGTTAAAGCTCCTAAAGAGGAAGTAACAGAAAAGCCAAAAGCCACTAAAGAGAAAAAAGAAAGTATTTTAAACAAACTCTTTAATTAAGGAATATCATGGCAATTTTTCGTGGAGCAGGTGGTTCAGGTGATGCTACAACAGATGCAACTAGTGAAGGTATAGTAGCCTCTAATGCAGCTACGGCTGCTGCAGCTAGTGCTTCTGCTGCTGCTACAAGTGAAACAAATGCTGCTTCAAGTGCCTCTGCTGCCTCAGCAAGTGCAAGTGCAGCATCTAGTTCCGCATCTAGTGCAGCTAGTTCAGCTTCTACAGCAACTACTCAAGCAACAAATGCTTCTACTTCAGCAACTGCAGCTCAAACTGCACAAACTAATGCAGAAACAGCTGAAACCAATGCAGAAACTGCAGAGACTAATGCTACTGCTAGTGCTATTTTAGCTAATGATTGGGCTACAAAAACATCAGGTCCAGTTGCTGGTGGAGAATACTCAGCTAAATATCATGCTAGTTTAGCTTCAACTTCTGCAAGCAATGCCTCATCTTCTGCTTCAACTGCTACTACACAAGCTTCTAATGCAAGTACATCTGCAACTAATGCAGCTAATAGTGCAACGGCTGCTGCTGCTTCATTTGATAGTTTTGATGACATTTACTTAGGTGCTAAAGCAACAGCTCCTACACTAGATAATGATGGTAATGCTTTACAAACAGGGTCTCTTTATTGGAATACAACTTCTAATTCTTTATTTATTAGAAATGGTGGTGCTTGGGATCCAGCTGCTTTTTCTGCATCAGGATCAGTAACTGCTTTTAATACAAGAACAGGTTCAGTTACATTAACAAGTGGTGATGTTACTGGAGCATTAACTTATACACCACTAGCACCATCAGCAATTGGTACAACAGTACAAGCTTATGACGCTGATTTAGGTGCTATAGCTGGATTAACTTCTGCTGCTGATAAAGGTATTCAATTTACTGGTGCAGGCACTGCTTCAACATTTGATTTAACAACAGCTGGTAAAGCATTGCTAGATGATGCAGATGCTTCTGCACAAAGAACTACATTAGGTTTAGGTACTATTGCTACTGCTGCAGCTCCTGCTGGCACAGTTGTAGGTACATCAGATACTCAAACATTAACAAATAAGACAATTGCTTTAGGATCTAACACAGTTAGTGGTACTTTAGCACAATTCAATACAGCAGTTACAGATGCTGACTTAGTATCTTTAGCAGGTACTGAAACACTTACAAATAAAACTCTTACATCACCAACACTTACAACACCAGCATTAGGTACACCTAGTTCAGGAACATTAACTTCTTGCACAGACTTACCTATAGGAACAGGTGTTAGTGGACTTGGTACTGGTGTAGCTACATTTTTAGCAACACCATCTAGTGCTAATTTAATAAGTGCTGTTACAGATGAAACAGGAACTGGTGCTCTAGTATTTGCTACTTCACCTACTCTTGTTACTCCAATATTAGGAACTCCAACTTCAGGTGATCTAACTAATTGTACTTTCCCTACTTTAAACCAAAATACAACTGGAACAGCTGCTGGATTATCAGCAACATTGGTAGTAGGATCAGGAGGTACTGGAGCAACTACTCTTACAGGTGTACTTAAAGGTAATGGCACTTCAGCATTTACAGCAGCTACTGCTGGTACAGACTATTTAGCTCCACCTTCAGGTACAGCAATTCTTAAAGCTAACTCAGGTGGTGCTTTAGCTAATGCTACAGCAGGAACAGACTATGCAGTTCCTACAACAGCATCTACATGGTCAACATCACAGCGTGGTACAGTCACTACAGACAATGATGGTTCATTTGATATGTCAGTGACTAATAACTTTAAATGTACTCCTACAGCTACATTTGCTCTTACATTTACTAACATTACAGCAGGTCAATCAGGCTATGTATTATTGGTAAACACAGGTGGTTATACTGTCACAGCAGCAGCAACTACTAAAATAAATACTACATTCTTAGCTACAGTAAGTGCAGCAGGTACATACTTACTATCATACTTTAGTGATGGAACTAATGTATATGTAACTACTGGTGGGATAATGGCATAATGGCTGTTCTTAATAATAGTAATGCTATTAGTACTACTGGTGGTTATGACATAAATAACTCACTTCGCTTTAGACGTAGTGCATCTGCTTATCTATCAAGAACACCAGCAAGTAATGGAAATGCACAAAAATTTACTTATAGTGTTTGGCTTAAAAGAGGAGTTTTAAGCGTAGATTATTTAGGGTTATTTTCAGCAAATACTGGTGCTGGTGGTGGAGATGGGTGTTATTTTAATAGCACTAATTCTATTAGATTTTATGTAGCTGGAGCTACAGCTGGAGATTTAGTCACTACACAAGTATTTAGAGATTCATCAGCTTGGTATCATATTGTTGTAGCAATAGACACTACTCAAGCAACTGCATCAAATAGAATTAAAATTTATGTAAATAACAATCAAGTTACAGCATTTAGCACAGCTTCATATCCAACTCAAAATTATAATTTTTTAAATTTTAACACATCATCTTATGCTCAAAGAATTGGACAACTTTATACAGGATATTTTGACGGATACTTAACAGAAATAAACTTCATTGACGGACAAGCCCTAACTCCATCATCATTCGGCGAAACAGATATAGTAACTGGCTCATGGGTAGCTAAGAAATACACAGGTACATATGGCACTAATGGTTTCTATTTAAACTTCTCTGACACTTCGGCTCTTACAACTACAACCAATGTAGGTTTAGGTAAAGACTTTAGTGGTAATGCTAATAGATGGACTACTAACAATATATCTATCACTAGTGGCACAACCTATGATGCTATGATAGATAGTCCTACGCTAACAAGTGCGACTGTGGCTAATTACTGTATGCTTAATCCTTTAAGATATGGCACAGGTTCAAGTTCAACTACAACTATTTCAGACGGAAACTTAAAGTTTGCAAGTTCAAGTAATGCTGGTTCTGTTGTAGGCACAATGAATATACCATCAACAGGTAAATGGTATTGGGAAGCAGTTGTTCCTACTCAAACATATAATTTTATGATGGTTGGAGTTATTAAAAATCAAGAGGCATTAGCAAATTTAAATGGTGCTGTTGGTTTATTATCAACAGGATATGCTGTTTATACCTCCAATGGACAAAAATATAATAATAGTGCAAATTCAACATATATGGCTGCTCCAGCACAAAACACAGTCGTTACTGTTGCTTATGATGCTGATACAGGCTCATTATATGTAGGTGCTGGAGGTTCTTGGGCTAATGGTAGTGGTTCCACTAACCAAGCGTTTGCTACTGCATCTGCTGCTTATACAGGAATTACGGGTGATATTTCACCAGCAGTAAGTTTTGATACTGGTAATTGTATTGTAAACTTTGGTCAAAGACCATTCACTTACACACCACCTACAGGATACAAAGCACTAAACACATATAACCTACCTGATAGCACTATCAAAAAAGGTAATACTGTGATGGATGCAACGCTATATACAGGAACAGGTGCATCTTTATCTATTACTAATGCAGGTGCATTTAAACCTGACTTTGTTTGGATGAAGGGAAGAAGCAATGTTCGCAACAATAACTTGTATGATAGTGTAAGAGGAACAACAAAAGAATTAAGTTCAAACTCAACAGGCGCTGAATCTACTAATTCAACTGGTCTTACTGCGTTTAATTCAAATGGTTGGACTATTGGTTCTGATGGTGGTATTAACACCTCTAGCGAAACTTATGTAGGATGGCAATGGCAAGCTGGTCAAGGAACTAATACATCTAACACAAGTGGTTCTATCACGAGTACTGTATCTGTAAATACAACTGCTGGGTTTAGTGTTGTGACTTATACAGGAACAGGTGCTAATGCTACAGTAGGACATGGTTTAGGTGTTGCACCTAGAATGATAATATTTAAATCTAGAAGTGCAGCACAAAACTGGGCTGTTTATCATGCTTCTATTGGGGCAACACAATATCTTCGTTTAAATGGAACTTTAGCAGCTACTACAGATTCTACTTTTATGAATAATACTTCTCCAACGAGTTCAGTATTTTCAGTTGGTTCTAGTAGTGATGTCAATGCAAATACAGGAACATTTGTAGCTTATTGCTGGGCAGAAATAGCAGGGTTTAGTAAGTTTGGTTCTTACACAGGCAATGCTTCTACAGATGGACCTTTTATATACACAGGATTTAGACCTAAATTTGTGATGATTAAATGTTCTTCAAGTACCACAAATAGTGTATGGGTAATTAAAGATACATCAAGAAATTTATATAACACAGCAAATGCAAATTTATATGCCGACCAATCATTAGCAGAAGATACGACTTCTACGGTTAATATAGATTTATTATCTAATGGTTTTAAATTAAGAGGCACATACCCAGGAATAAACGCAGCACAAACTTACATATACATGGCATTTGCAGAAAACCCATTTAAAAACGCTAACGCAAGATAACAGGAGAAAACTATGTTTTTACTAAACGGAAATAGATTAGCAGAGGGTACCTCCTTTTATGATGCTAATGGTACACAATACCCACCACAATGGCTAAATACTTCTACAGAAGAAGAAAAAGCAGCTATTGGCATTACATGGGTAGCTGACCCTGTTCGTGCTGATGATAGATTCTATTGGGATGGTGATATAAACAACCCTAAAGCTCTTGAAGATAAACTTGAAGAAGATGGTTCTACAACTAAAGGACTTAAAAGTCAATTTGTAGTTCAAGTTAAAGACACAGCAGGTAAACTACTTAATGCTACAGACTGGTATGTTATTCGTAAATCAGAGAGAAATGTAGAGATCCCTGCAGAAGTAGCTCTAAAACGCACACAAATCGTTACAGAGTCAAATAGATTAGAAGTTGACATTAATGGTGCAACAACTGTAGAAGAACTAATTACAGTACTTAATAATCAAAATTGGAGTTAGTAATGGTTAAGACAGATGTAGAAGCAAGGCTATCAACACATGAAGAGGTTTGTGCCCTTCGTTATGAACAGATTAATGCTCGTCTTAAAAGGTTAGAACAAATTCTTTTAGGTACAGCAGGCTTTGTTATTATATTTCTTTTAACCCAGTTTGTAAATTTAGCTAAGTAAGATGCTATTAACTAAACAAAACTTGCGTAAACTCTATGCCTGTTTTGTTAAACTACCCCCATTTAATCTGTACCCAATGCCAGCACCTCATAAAGTGGGCTTTGGAGTTATGGATACAAAGGGAGAAGTGTTAGGGTACTTTCACACTTACCCTACAAGAATAGAAGTAGATGTTGCTAATGATTCTTTTTTAAAAGTATCTGAGACCCTTATGCACGAAATGGTCCATTGTATGTTATGGAATAGTGGACATACAGATTATGATAAGCACTCAGTTAAGTTTAAAAAATATTCTAAAATAGTTTGTGAAGAGTATAACTTTAATTTAGAGGAATTTTAATGGATCCAATTACACTATTAGCAGCATTAGGACCTTTAGCTGTTGACTTAGGTAAATCCCTAATCAATAAGTTTATAGCTCCTGATGTGTTTAAACCAGCTACTATAGAACAATATGCTCAAATGAAATCTATTGACTTAGAGTTCTTTAAAGTAATGAATGAAGCAGGTGGAGGTAATCCATCTTACCCTTGGGTAGAAGCCATAGTTAGATTAATGCGACCTATCATAGGGCTTCTTGTGCTTTCTACATGGGTTATTATGCACCTTAATGGTACAGCAACTCCTGAAGTAGATAACTTTGCTAGTGCAGTTGGATTCTATCTCTTTGGAGAACGCAGTTTGTTCTATATTAAGAAGAAATGAAACTAACTCCTAACTTTAGTTTAGAAGAACTTACATTTAGTCAAGTAGCATCAAGAAGAGGAATAGATAATACACCCTCTGCTAAAGTAAAAGATAATTTAGAAAGACTTGCTTTATTTTTAGAACAAGTCCGTAAAGTGGTTAATAAACCCATATCCATAAGTTCAGGATATAGATCAAAGGAAGTTAATGAATCAGTGGGTGGATCTAAGACATCTCAGCATTGTGAGGGGTGTGCAGCTGACTTTAATGTCAAAGGAATGTCTCCTGATGCTGTGGTTAGAGCCATTGTCACTGCTGATCTTCCTTACGATCAGGTCATATTAGAATTTGATAGTTGGATACATATATCTATTCCAACTGTTAAAGGCAGTACCCCTAGGAAACAAGC